GATGGTGAAGGTAAATCTACACCATCTATGCTTATTAGTGCCATACCTCCACCTCCTATACTTGTATTACTGTTTTACCACTTATGCGGTTTTGTCTGTTTATGTTAGAAATTAGTTTTTCGGTTATTGTATCTTCTCCTATTTTTACAACTACAGTCATATCTCCACCTTGATTATTACCTACTGCTCTGTTTACTGTTGATTCTATCATTCCGAGTAAGTCGTCAAGTGGAGAAATTACTTCTCTTTGTGTTCTGTTATCTCCTACTATTGCTGCAAATGGGTCATTAACTCCAGTTATTCCACCTTTTTTAAGCGCTGGCATTGCAGCTAATCCTGCTAATCCACCTGTAATATATGGTATAGTTGCAGGTACTGCTAATGCTAGTGCTGTAGCCCCAATAACTACCCCTGCTGCTATTGTAGTCTTTACAATTACATCTTTATTTTCTTTAAACCATCCACTAACTTTTTCTCCAATTCCACTCATTAAACTCTTAAAATTATCCCATACTGTTTTAAACCCACTTACCATATTGCTTGCAAAAGTTTTTGCTGTTTCAGCACTTGCTTTTGCTAAACCAGAACCAAGTGTTATCATGTTTCTACTTAATTCATTTGCAAAACTAATAAAGTTCTTACTTGAAGTTACGAATCCTTCTCCTAAGTTTTTAGCTAATGCTATTGATGATGCTGCAGATAATATTCCAATGTTTTGACCGAATTTTTGGAAGTTGTCTTGAATGCTAGTTAAAGCATTATTAGTATTATTTCCTGTTGTTAATAGACCATTTGCAATATTTGCTGAAAGCACAGCTGCAATTCCCGCAGCAATAATACCTACATTATTTTTATGAGTAGCTAAATTCGATTCAACTGTAGTTGTTGTAGCACTGTATTTATTATTCATTTCGTCAAGCATAGAATAAACAGGTTGCAAACTTGGCACTTGTAATGGTGGAATTTTAAGTGGGTTTTCCTCCATGTACTCCCCTAGTTGTTTTACTCCACCTAATAACCCTAAAATACCTGCAGTAAGACCTAGTGTTGCTACTGTATCAGCAGTAGTTTGCTTGGTTTGCTTACCTAGCAAATCATTCTTTTCACCAAATCCTTTATTTACATCACCAGTTGCTTTTTTTAGATCTATTAGTTTTCCTACCAACTTTGATACACCAGTAATATCAGATAGGAATTTTAATGTTTTAAATCCTGCTAGCCCTATAGCCACATACCCTAATCCTCTTCCTAACTTTTCAAGTGTATCTGGATTATTTCTCATCCAATCTCCTATATCACCTAACCACTTGGCAAGCTTTGTTTCATTAAACTCTTTAATTTTAGCCCAAAACTCGCTAAACACATCTTTGAATCCTTTAAAGAAAGGTTGCATTACTCCTAATGCTTCCTTTACTTTGTTAGCCATTTCTTGTGCCTTAGAACCTATTTCTCCAAGTTTACCACCTGTACCATTATCTAAATCATTTAGCTCTGTTTTTATTGCAGAACCTATTCCTCCTAAGCTGATACCTTCACCAAAGGTTAGCTTGTTTATTTCATCAAAAGGTCCTAAAGCTTTCTTGCTTTGTTTTCCAGCTTCTTCTATTGCATTTCCATAGTCTCCTATTGCTTCTGTTTTATCTTCTATGACTTTTATTCCTGTAGCTTTGCCAAACAGAGCTTGTGTAAACTGTGCGAATACATTTGTAATGTATTCGATTTTACTAGCTAGTGAAGTTAAAGCAGGTAATACATAATTATAAATAGGTAAAAATGCCTGCCCTAAATTCAGTTTTATGTTTTGCAATGTCGCTATAAACTGTGCATGTCTTGTTTGTGTAGTATCTGCTAAAGTCTTACCATATCTTTTATATGTCTGTTCTAATATTGCTGCTAGTCTTATTTGTTGCTGAGTTTGAAAGTTTAGTTTTGACCATGACTTACCGTTAGCGAACTTCTTAAATGCTTCCGTAGACTCTATCATAGATATATTAGTGTATACTCCTAAGTCCTCAATAGCTTCTGTAGAGCCTAACATACCCGATCTAATTCTATTTGCAACATCGTCATATGTCCTTCCAGTTTTGCTTGCAATTATTGCAGCTGCCTTCATCAATTCTTGTGTTTGTGTAGCTGTTTCTTTTGCATCTGTTATAAAACTTCCTAGAAGATTGCTGAATGTAGAACCATAATTATATGCATCTGACTTAGCCATTCCAAAAGCCTTTGATTGAGTTTTGACCCAATCATCAAATACCAAAGCACTACTTTTCATATTTCTGCTTATGTTGTCCATAGCACTTTCAACGCTCATAGCTACCTTAGTACTATCTTTTATGAATTGAGTTATAGCTATACCACTTAAGGCTAATCCTAAGCCTTTAGCAACTTTACCAAAGTTTAATTGAAAGCCTTTTACTTGCTTATTAAGTTTATTGAATCCTTTTGTAATGCCTGAAAAATCAGCACCACCACGAACTATAAAATTCGACTTAGCCAATATTTCTCACCTCCTGTTTTGAGGGATTAAAAAAACACTTGCCATTAACAAGTGTTTAATTTTCTAATTTTTTGATTTATTTTTGATTTCATGGTATTATTTAGTAAAAAGGAAAGGGTGACAATATGCAAATCAGTTACAAACTTACTGAAGATGACCAAAGGAAGTATATCTCCACTAATTTTAGTAACAACTCTAAACTTAAAATAATACCTATCATAGCCATAATTCTTTTATCAATATCCCTAATTCTATCATTTACTCTAGATGACCTATTCTACACTGTAATAATTGCTGCTCTTTTGTTCTTAATAGTATTTTTGTACTATATCAACCCTAGAAACTTAAAAAACAAGTACATCAGAGACCTTAAAGCATCTGGCATATTGGGTGAAACTAAGACCATTGAAGTTAATGAAAACAACTTAACAGTTTCTTCTTTATCAAGAACTACTGTTTACCAACACTCAGATGTTACAAATGTATCTGTTGTCAATGATTATTTTATATACATTAGTTTCAAGCATGGGGATAGTATAGTTATTCCTAAATCTGCATTTACTAATGAAATTGATATGATTGACTTTATCAATAAAATTAAATTATATGCTAAAATAATATAGTGCCTAAAAAGGCACTATATTTCTTTTATCTCCCCACCAAATAAAGCATTAAGTGCTTTTACTTGAGCCAACATCTGCTCAGGTGTCATTTCCTTGCTTTTAGCTGGAACAGAATCATCTTTTAGAATTTTGTCTATATCAACTTTCTTTTGCCATACCCATCTAGAAATCCAAAATGCTTGCAATGCCAGTAGCTTTTTATTCATTTCTAGCTTAAATTTATACTCTTCTGCTTCTATCTCTTTTCTCTTGTGATATCCTTTTACCGCAATACTTAGTTCATACGGAGTCATTTTCCAAAATTCTTTTACTGATATCCCAATTGTGGTAGCAAGTATCATGTCATCCTCTATACTGTAAGGTTCTCCCTTGCTACCTTCTACTCGTTTTTTTCGTTTTTATCATCTTCTCTACTACCAAATGATTTTGCAAGTGCCTCTCCAATTTTAAAAGATACTGAATCTATATCAGAGTACTCTTTTACGATTTGCATAAGCTTTTTTACAGTTAGTTGATTATCTTCATGTACTAGTCCAGCCCAAAGCAAAGTAAATATTTCTTTAATACGCATTTTTCCTCTTTGAGCCTTATTGAGAATTTCGTTAATTGACATATCTAGTGTTTCTTCTGCTAAACTCAAATCTTCATACTCATATTTTAAATTTCTAACCTTATCCAATTCAATTGGTGTATAACTCATTTTAAATTCCTCCTAATATAAAAATAAAAAGGCTAAGAAGTTAATCCTAGCCTTATGAACCTGAACCTATTGTCAACAAAGGTTTCCCTGAAACTTTTATTGTAGCTCCAAATGCTATATTCCCATCAACGTCTACATCTCCAACTTTAAATCCTGTTACAACTCCTTCAAATGCCCATTCTGCTGCAGGTGTTGTAGGAAATGTTATTTTATAATCTTCTGCTAATCCACTATCTAGTGAATCTTGCATTGCTAATTGTCCCTCAGACTCAGGATCAAAAAATCCTTCTATTGTAACTTCTCCACCATCTTTGAAAGTACCTAAAAACTCTCTATAACCACCATCACTATCTAAAGTAGTTACATCTACTGTATCAGCAGTAATTTCGATACCGCCTATAGATGTAAGTCCACCTATTTCAGTTGTATCCTTGGTTAATTTAGTACCTAATGCTCTTGTTGCCTTTGGCATATTTACACTTCCTTTCTAAAAATAAATTGTAAAATCAATAATCCCTCTATTTACCTTTAACTCATGCTCATATTGTTCAGTAACGTTGTTAATATCTAAATCTTCAATAAAAAATCCTTCTCCGTACCTATAACGGTTTTTGGGAAGGAAATTAATAAATCCTCAACTTTTTTAGTCAAGGATTTCATATCTGAATATCTAGTAGCCATTATTGAAAACATATAGCTTAATTCTTGTTTATTTGTATATCCTTCAAGTGTTTTAGTCTTTCTAGTACTAATCCTTGCATAAACTAAATAAGGCCCTTGTGAGCCTTCTGGTGCGTTGGTAGGAAATATATTATCTTTTAACTCTGGTATAGTTTTTTCTATTTCATACCTTAATGCTGTTTCCATCTACCTCGGCTCCTTGAAGGTAGTTATATAGATATTAGCTATACCTGTAGGTACTCTTATTATGTTTTTGCCATCTAAAGTTGAGTTGTCTATTTCTTCTACATCATTAGAAATAGAAAAATCCTGTATTTCATCTACAGAATCAATAAAATCACATATTATTTTCTTTACTGTTTCTTTATCCATTTACTTCAACCCCACTTTCGCTATTTCAGCATCTATTTTCTTTTTCATTTCTGTTACTATTGTTTTTGCTATTTTACTTACATTATCAGTAAGTGAATCACTTATAAACCTATAACCTGGAATGTATCTTCCGTTTCTAGCAAAGAATCCGTATTCTTGGCTCACTGGATAGTATCCTGTAACCTTACCCTCAGAATTTTTCTTTTGAAACACGTCATTCATAGCTCTATCAAACACTACTCTATAGACTTTTTTCCCTTTTGCTCTAGCTCTCTCACCCTTAAGTACAATACCTTTTTTAAGTTGTCCAGTATCATAA